CCTTGGGGTCAGGATAATAGAGGTCATGAGCGCCAAGAACGGCTATTAAGCGCTCACACATTTCGAAAGGAAGTTCACTGGCAACTTCTAGAAAGATTCTCTCAGAATAGAACCAGGAGAGATTATCAGTGGCGGCCGAGTAGTCAATAGAAAGCCACTTCCAGCCGGGTTGAGAGAGCCTACGAAGGTCGATAAGGTCACTCTCAAGAAAAGGCCTTCCGATAAGACGGAAAGGGGCAAGGTCTCGTAGGGAACTATGCATCGCTTTCTGATATTTGCGACACAGATAATAGGGTAGCGCATTGCCCTTACTAATAACACGAACCTTCATTGGTTCAAGGACAGCCTGGATACATGCTTGAAGTCGCTCTCCTCCTACCTCGAAGCTATTGAGGTGGGACCATTGATCGCGTCCGGCAGGTTCGTAATACGAAAGAACCTTAGGGGTGCCCCTGAAGGAAGGGACCCAAACCATCTTACTTAACAATGGTTCGCGAACGTTATCGGAATCATCAATCCAAGAAATACGGATAAGATGACCCTGTTGGCCACCGTCGCTACGCTTTGCTTCGAAGCAGGCGTTACGAGATGGCATATAAGAGAGGGGATCAATACCAGCCTCAAAGGCTTGGACAAGTTTGTCAGACATAAATCGACAAGCTAGCTGCATCGGAGGGCAGGCCATAATCTCACTAATGGTCTGGTGACATCCGTCATCAGGTTTTGTGAGAATTTGGTTGTGCTTTTCATAAGTCTTTGAGACGACATCCTCAGAAACAGGAAGAGTCGCGCGCTTACTTTGGAGCCACGAGTACCAGAGGTGGGTGTTGGAAGCATTAAAAACCTTTTGTCGGTTACGCATCCACCTGGATAAAGGACCGGTCGGATAGAAACGCCGATCGGGAATAGTAGGTAATTCATTCTTCAAGTATAGAGCCTTAGGGTAGGTTAGCAGGTCCTTTGACCTTGATAACCATTGCTCTTCATCTATGCTTCCATTAAGATATGAACTAACCTGGGTCGAGAGGTCATCTAATATGATCCTCTTAGCGTTGTGATGACTTAGGACAATCCTTAAGGCCAACACAAGCGCCCGCGTCCTGTCCTTGATAGGGACAGGGGCAACCTCCCACTTACGGGGGGAGGGGTCCCGTTGTGACGTTCGCTCGT